GTCTATTCTAAGTTGAGCCTTTAGTTCATCTCTTGAAACGACAGCAATAGTTGCAACCTCCGATAGCTCTAAATTCCCATATCTGTTTTGACTTGGGTTTAGATACTCGTAGTTACCTTTATTAAATATATTATCTGAGTACGATATAGCCATTTTGGTCTTTTATAAAGAAAAGGGAAAGGGGATTAACCCTTTCGCCTTTCTAATTAATTATAGTGATTATTATTATGCTTCAATCAATTTTTGCATTACAGAACCACCTTGTGCACAAACACCATCAACAAGACCAGTAGCAACCATACGACCTGCACCGATTCCTGCTTGTGTGTAAGGATCAAACAATACATCTAAACCACCGAATACTCCTAAGTGAACTTTAGAGAAGTCACCACAAAGAATTTGGTCTTTTGAAGCAGTCCCGTCAGCACCTAAAGCAGAAGTAACGTGGTAAGGAGTGTTGTTAATCATTTTATCTCTCAAGTCTAAGTAACCACCTGTGAAGTCAGCACCTGCTGCTCCTGCGATAGTTGCCCAAGCTGCTGGGTTGAAGATGTAAGATGTACGAGCATCTAAACCAACTCCGTTAGCGATTAATTCAGCCTCTAAACCTGCAACTAAAGCTATAGTAGCTGCTGATGTAGAGTAAGCGTTTGCATCTGCAAAGATAGACTCAGGAGCAGAAGTAACATCAGCTTGAGCTAATAAAGCTGCTTCCATTTTAGCCATCATTGACTGAGCTAAGTTTCTTCTTAAAGCACCTTCAAGACCTGCATTTTGAACCAATGCTTCAGCACTCATATCTACGATAGAGATAACTTTTTTAGGTTGAAGAGTTTTCTCAGCTAAAGAACCTGCAGCTGTTGGAGCAGAACCTACATCCTCAGCTACCCAATTAGAAGCGATATTTTGAACAATAGGGAATTTTCTATCAGCACTTAATCCTGAATAGAAGTTAGACCCTGCCTGTACCATTACAGAAGCTGCTTGTAATTGGTCAATAAAAGAAGCTACTTCAGTTGGTGCAGAGTTAGCAGTTAAAACTGTAGCTGCACGTTGCTCTTTACCTGCATTTAATACAGAGTAAGGAATACCAACACCTTTAAATGCTTGGTTTGGATTCTCGTTACGAGCTTCTTGATCCATCTCAGCTACTAAACCTGTCATACGACCAGAGTAAGCTGCTTTTGCTGCATCTACGAAAGAGTATTCTCTTACTTCTTTAGATTCAGATACATCTTGTGTAGAGTGAGAAACAGGAATAGAAGCTGCTTCAGCGTTCAATTTTTCTTGACGTTCAACTACTTCAATGTCTTTAGCTAGTTTGTCAATGTTTTCCATCATACCATCGTATGATACTTGCTCGTCATTAGTAAAATCACGAGACTCACCTTTAGCCAAGTTTAACAAAGTATCAGCTTTTCCGATAAGCTCTGCTCTCTCTTGACGAATTTCAATCGAATTTTTCATATTCGTTTCTTTAATTTTAATTCGTTACTTAATAAATTTAACTTTGAATCATCAAATGATTCCTCAACCTTTTGCTCCACTTCTTCAACTTGAGGGGTTTCTTCTATAGTAGCTTCCGTTTCAAAAGCTTCTTTAGAACGAAGTGCAACGTCAGTATTAGCATAAGCACCAACACCAACTATAGAAACATCAACAAGACGACCAATTTTTTTAATTTCTCTTCTTGTTATATCTCCGTCTTTACTCCAATCATCTTCTTCTACTGTAAAAGCAAATGAAGATTCATAAAGTAAACCTCGTTTCATTAGTTCTGCTACATCATTACCTGTTGTTGTATTAGGTAAAGTAGCATCGTATCGTAATCCTCTTTTATCTACAGATAGTTTTAAAGTACCACCCATATTTCTATCCAATATTAAGTTTGGATCGTGATTAAAAGTTAAGATTACATTATCGTCTAAACGACCTTCAAAAGCATCAGGAGATATAGTTTCTCTAAAACCTAAATCTCTACTATCTGTGTCGAATAAAGCAGCATATCCACTAACTCTTTTCTCATCTTTATCTTCGTCTTTTGTGACTTGATATTCTGCTCTATATAATCTAATTTCCTTATTTTCCATAGTATAACTATTTTTTTCTTCCTCTCTAGCTATCTCTTTAACCTTTTTCTTTGACCAACTAAATCCTGCGTTTCCTCCCCATAAAGCCCAAGCTATTCTCCAAGCCGTAGGTCCTCCATCATTTTCTTTAGCAGAATAGTGTTTAGCCTTATTATTTTCGTGTCGGCTAAAAAAACTAAACATTCTTTTAATGCTTGAGATACTTAAATCACCATTGATTATATCTCTTGCACGAGAAACTCCTGTTTGAGTTCCACCTCTACCATACTCTTTTCTCCATTCTAAGCCCTTACGAGCTTCTTCTCTCATTCCCTCAGTAGGGGTAGTATTTATATCTTTTAGTGGCACTATATATCTTTTCTTGTTGTTGCTTCGCCTAAACTATCTAAAGGCATCATATTGCTTTGCATATAAACATTTTCACTTGGTCCACCCATAGAGTTCATATCTTCAAAAGTTCTAACCTCATCAGGTGATAATACACCAATGTTTACAAGTGTTCTATAGTAGTCTGCCCTCGACTTAGAGTCACCTCTTAAAAGAGCAGTTAAATTAAATTTAAAATATTGTGAGCCTTTCTTATTGAAAGGAATTAACTTTTGATTAAGTGCCATCTCAATACGCTTAATCCAAGGTGTAATAGTGTGTACCACAAAGTCGATTTGCTGTGCCTCGATATTAGAGTAAGTGGCGTTAGTAAGGTCATTCACGAGATGGTTAGGCACTCTGAAAATACGACAAATATCACTGATTTGATATTGTCTAGTCTCTAAGAATTGTGCTTGATTGTTCGGAATCTGTCGTGGAGAGAAGTCCATTCCTTCTTCTAAAATTGCAGTTTTACCTGCGTTGATAGAACCACTATAAGTTTGATTCCAACTAGCTCGTAATCTCTTAGCAGTCTCAGGTTTTAGTGTTCCTGGATGTTTAAGAATACCACCTACAGATGCTCCGTTCTTAAAAAACGAACCTGCGAATTGTTCGATAGATAAAGATATACCTAAAGACTCTGCTGCACTTTGTATTGGTGATTTACCCATAACTCCATCACAAGATAATCCCTTAACGTGGATCATATTCTCAGAAGTTACTTTACCAGTAATAGGGTAAGGTATTTGTTCGTTTTGTTCTATTTCATAATAAACTTCTCTACCATCAGGTGATACATAGACACTTACATCATCACATTGGATAGGGATTATTTGAGTAGGTAGACCACCATTGTTTCTTTCTATGTAAGCAAAGAAATTTCCATCTAGGCAAAGGTCTACTAAAGCTCTTTCAAAAAAGCTGAAAGAATTGTAGAGAGTTGAAGGTTGCTCTCCTACTAAAGAGTGAAGTGGATTGTCAGATAAGATATATCTTTTGTTATCTGCATCTTTTTCGTATAACGAGATAGGTAGAGAAGCTATTGTTTCAGAAATTACTTTTACACAACTCCAAACTGTCGATAGCTGTAAAGAGCGTTCTTTTGAAATTGGTTGGTTAGATGAGTTGCCCATTATTGAAGCGTTCCCATATAAACTCGTGTTGTAAAACCGTTCCTCTTGGTTAGGTTGTACTTGTTGTGGTTTTCTTCTGAAAAAATCTAATATGTTTGCCAAATCCCTAGTAGTTTAATGTACCTTATCCATATAGATATATATAAAAAGGGTTTTTGTGAACCTTTTACTTGTATTTTTTTTTAAGGTGACCTGTAATACCTTTGATATACTTGTAAATTTGCCTTGTAGAAACGCCCATAATCTTAGCTATATCAGTAACTTTTAGGTTATAAACGTACCTTAACTGAACTATTTTCTTCTCTTTTTTAGTAAGTAAGTGCTGTATATCAAGCCAAATCTTGTCAGCTAATGGATTATATTCTTCCGTGTCGTCAATATCAATAAAAGGTATTTGTTGTCTGTACTTCTTGTGGAATGGTGATGTACTAGAGAATACTTGGTTGGTGATTATCCTAGCTATATAAAACTTAAAATAACCTTGTTCGTAGATAGTTTGCACAGACTCATCGCCTTGATTAAGTAAAATTAAGCACACCTCTTGCACTAAGTCATCAACAAGGTAAAGGTTTTTATTGCTCCTAAGAACATTCGTACAAATCTCTCTAATTGAGTTGTACTCCTTTTCTACTATCTCGTTCTTAGATAAAAAATATTTCTTTGTCATCGTAAGCCGAGCCACCTTTATTTTTATTTTCCATAGCCTCAGATAGTGCCATAATACAAGCTACGATACCATCAATCTTTTCGTTACTTTTTGCTTTGTTAGGTTTTACATTACCTGCAGGGTCAAATGTAAGTACCACATTACTCATCATCCATCTAAGGACGGGATCGCCATTGTGACGAATCTTTCCACTAAGTATTAGTGTTTCAAATTCTTTAGTTGCAGGTGACATAGTTTTAAATCCTTGACCTACTGGAATACAAGGACAGCCATCTTCTGTCAGGTCGATTATTAGCTGTGACGAGTTCCAACGGTCATACGCAACTATCTGAATATCATATAGTTCACTTAACTCAACAATTTTTTGCTTTATGTAGTTGTAGTCAGTTACATCTCCAGGAGTATAGATAACATAATTTTCCCTATACCACTTATCATAGTTTACTTTATCTCTCTCAGACCTCTTCTTAGCGTTTTCTTCAGGAATAAAATTGTAGTTGATTATATCGTAACAACCCTCATCATCAGGGAACAATAAAGCTAAACAAGTAATATCTCGTGTACTTGCAAGGTCTAATCCTGCGTAACAAACTTTACCTCTTAGATAATTTATATCTACCTCACCATCACACAGCATCCACTTCTCGTCACTAATCCACTTAGTTTCATTAGCAACCCATTGATTTAAGTGGAGTCTACGCCAAGTATTCTCAAATGAAGGCTCATTTTTTGCTTTGATAGCTTGTTGTTGCATATACTCTTTAGTCACTATACTTCCGTAACCTGGATTAGCCTTCATCCAAACCTCTTCGCTAAAAATATCATCTCCCTCATCAGCCTCATAAACAACTGCTAAGAACGATTCATCCTCAATAGAACCTTCAATTAATTTTTTAGAATAGTCGTAAAGTTCTCTCGATATGTGGTCTTTCTGATTACCTGCCCCTGCCGTAGTTATTCCTAACATTAGAGGTTCTTTTCTAGCACCC